CTAGATCTAGCTCCCATAACTCCTTACCAAATCAATACTAAACTAGTATTCTAAAAGACCTTCTCCTCGGACTAAAAATGGCACAAGAAACAATGCTTTATTTCATTATGACAAGACTCCTATTCATCGCCATTGGAGCAGGTCTAGCAGCAACTATCGTTGGAATTATAGGCCTAGCTTTACAGAGTACAATAGAAAATGAGTGACTATCTCTTTGATGACAAGCATTTATTTGAACCCGTGAAAGAAGAATTATCAGAAAGTGCCATAAAAACATTAAAAAGTAAAGGTTACATTTGGGATCCTCATGAAAGTTGGTGGGTACGAGTCTGGACTACCAATGAAGGAAAAGAAAAAATCCTAGAATGCTATAGCCGACATGGAAAGGATCAATGGTCAAAAGTAATGGTCAGTGAAAAAGGTTATATTTTCTATGAAGAAACCGTTGACAACTTAGAATGAGCCTTATCAGCTTTAATAATCAACTTCTGCGCCTCTTCTCGAGTTAAACATTGTTCGGCCTTGACTGCAAACTTCAATAACTTTTTATGTTGCTTTTTCTCGTTCATTCCTGATGCTGTGTTTTAGTAATCTCATGTGTTTCGAATTGTGCTAATCGTTTAGCTAGGCCACGAATAACAACCTGTCGATGTATACAGATTTTTAATAGATTCATAGCACCTTGACGCAACTGCTCAATATCTTTGGCATTCTCAATCTCTTTCGAAACTGCTGTCAAAGTAAACTCATCTTCTAACGTCGGATCAAAATCAGTAGGATCAAAGGATACTTCCACTAATCGAAAAGACGGCATAAGACACACACTTATAATTCAGTCTATCTAATGTTATTGACAGAAAACCAACAAACTATAAAATTGAACTATATCTTTTCATAAAAAATGCCAAGAAAATCTGTATGGGAAAGCAATAATGCACCGAGAGAAACTGTACCGAAGAAAACCTCTATTGGGCATGGCAGACGAAAACGAGGCTCCTTCCTATGGAAAAGTAAAAAAAAGTATAGAGGTCAGGGAAAATAATGGCTGATCCATTGACCTACACAACACTACTCGAGAATAGTCACCTAATCGAGCTCTCCCTAACAGAGGAGGAGCTTGATGATGATGAGAAAAAAGAACTCACTAGCATCTGGAACTCATTAAAGTCCAGACAAGAATCAAAATTTGACGCCATAATAGGCCTAATAAAGGAGTGTGATAGACAAATTAAAACCCTTGATAGAGAAATTAAAGACCTAAAAAATAATAAAATTCACTGGGAAAACAAAAGGAAGTGCATTATTAATATTATTAAAGCAGCTTATGAAAAGGATTTAATAGACTCTAAACCAACAGGAGAACGATACCAAGCAACAATCAAAACTGTTAAGTCAAAACTCGTAACTAACTATGAATATTGGACAACTAATGAGAAAAAAGACTTCTCCTTGCATAAAAAAACTACTGTTACCGAATTGAAAACTAATAAGTTAGTCTCAAACTGCGAAGAAGACCTACCTAATAAAGAAAAATTACAAAAAATATTAGAAACCCAACCAAAAAAAGCACCAACAAGTGCCCACTTAATTCGAAGAGTATCCCTTACATATGGGTTAAGAAAAAGAATTAAAAGGGGAATATAAAATCTTGATTAAAAAATCAATCAATCCTACACTTGTTTGTAATCCAACTTCAGAAAATACCCTAACTGCGTATATTGAACAAACTAAGTTCAATATTTGTAAACAATCTTGGACAATTCGCTTCAGTCAAACGGGTACATTTGAATTTCCAGAAAGCTTACTTAAAAAGCTTAACTGGGAAATTGACAATGAAATCAGTTGGATAGACCAAGAAAACGGTACATTCACTCTTACTAAAATCAATTCGAATTCACATGGATCCTCGGAGAAAGAGAATGCACGACACAATCGAGCACGCAGCAAGGCATCGCGATGAGAAATCTGAATGGAAATTAATTCGGCCAAAACGCCCAAGCCAACAAGATATTGCAGCTGCTCAGCCAAAACCAAATACAGATCTAACCTCAGAGGTCCACTACAACTTATTCGACCGGTAAAGATTAGGGCAGATAATCTAGTCCTGTTATTAGGCTTAAACCGTGAAACAATCGAAGAAAATTCGCTACCGAGGTGGCCCCTCTGAACTACTTGATTCGATTATCTTTTCAGGTTACGAAATAAAAAGTTTAAAACATGGGAATACTAGACACACTCTCTATAAATTCCCCAGTAAAACCCATGATTGGGAAGAATGTTGGACTATGGACTTACACACAGCCAAGACCGGAATTTTAAAATACCAACAACATTTGAAAACTGGAGATAAAAAAAAAGAGTAAGGCACCCGTAGAATCAAATACACGATGATGAACAAAGTGACAACAAACCTAATGGATGATCTGGCAAAAGACATCCATACCTATCTCCTAGAAGTATCAACTGATTTCGAAGGAAACCACCTTGTCTTAATACCAATAACAGAGGTCGTGAAAAAATTTGGACGTAATCACAGAACTATTCAGCGACGGATTCATGCTCTAAAAGACGAAGGCCTGTTGACACCTGTAATCAAAAGAAACACTATTGCTCTTTACCACATCCGTAATCTAGAGGATTAACTATGCCTGAACATTCCACCCCTAACCCGAATCTCGAACACGTCAATTTTTTACTCTCTTCTTTCACAGATAACGGAAAATCCTTAAGAGATTTTTCAGTTAATCCGCAAGAGCTATCTATTACAATATTAACGGCGGCTTTACTTGCAAACTCAAAGCTAATGATCGGCCCTGATGATGCAATTAAATCAGCTTTTGACATCCACGCACGGATTCAAGCTCACGTGGGACAATTTCAAAATATGCAATTTGCAGCAAAAATTGAAAATTGCTTCACTGAGAGACCACCAGAAGTAGAACATGACTAATGAACACTAAACCAAAGCTAATACTCCAAACCGATAAGGGTGGAACCATCCACACCTATCCAATAACCGGAGGAAAAACAACGTTCGAAAGATATTTAAGCTGCTACACAGGCACCTGCAAATTCTTCAACAGCATAGAAGAGGCTAAAGAACATTTACTTGAGGTAGAACCTAAGAAATAGGCAAGATTTAGGAGGGTTATTCTCCTTGCAGCCTATGTACAAGTTCGGTGCCAAATAACAATCTGGATTACCGCTCTAAAGGAGATACACGATTAACAATAGATGGATCGAGACACTATAAAACTCCGCATGGTGATCTCCCTTCAGTCACAACTATTCTCTCAGCTACATCAGGAAATAAAGCTGCATTAGAGAGATGGGCTAAGAAGAATCCTGGTGGAAGAGAAGCTGCTGCTGCCAGAGGAACAAAAGTTCACTCACTAATGGAAGAGTACCTCTTAGGTGTCAATAAAAATCCACAAATTGATAACCCAGAGATAGCAGAATTTTGGAACGGCTTATCAGAAAATCTTGATAAATTAGAAAATATCCTATGGGCTGAAAATCCCACTAATCCTTACGATTATGAATGGACAATGGGAGGAGATGGTATATCTCGAGTCTGGCATCCCGGTATACATGAAAATAAAAACCAAGGTTGGGCAGGAGCCCCAGATATTATTGCTGAATACAAAGGACAATTAATACTGGGAGATTTAAAAACTAGTAATGGACCGTACTACTCGCGTTGGCCAGATTCTGAAACACCTAAAGGAGAATATGGAAAACGTCGGGCTGGATTTGTAAAATATACAAAATGTCAACTACAACTAGCAGCTTATTCACTAGCAATAGAACACACTATTGATCTGGTACCAGAAATCTTCATGACTTTTGTAGCAACCAGGGAAAGTGTTCAAGTTTTTGCAATTCAAAGCTCGACAATCGCTAAATATAAACAAAAATGGCTAGATACAGTAGATAAGTACTACAACGAAATCTTACCCGCACAACAAGAAACGAAAATTGAAATGGAAGGAATAGACGGTGACACTAAGGAACATCAATAGACAAATGCATGCCCTATAAATTAGAGTTGCCCTATATCTAGCGCATCAGTTAAAACCAGCTACCCTATTGCTGGTGTATCACCTGATATACGAACAAAAAAAAAGTGCCCATAACATCTCCCGAATCAAATCAATCCAATAATCATCTAACACCAGGAGAAATTAACCTTGACCTAATACCTCAACATTGGCCTCTAACACCCCTAAAAGATAAAAGAGCTTACATAGCTGGCTGGGTCTCTCAACCTTACTCTATAGACCAAATCCGTAGAGAATTAAAGGCCGGAAATGCGACTGGTGTAGGACTCATAAGTGGGCAATGGTCAAACGAAGGAGGACTCCTTTGGATAGATATTGATGGTGCAGATGCAATACCGAAATTAGAAGAACTAGGTGGCGGCCCACTCAACGAAATCTTTCCACCAACATTAACTGTCTCGTCTGGAAAACCAGGGCGACAGAGAATGCTCTATAGCGTACCAATACAGAAAATCCCCATGTTGCCAGATAAAGCAACAATAAAAATTGGGATACCTTCATTTGAAATCCTTTTCCGCTCCAGGCAAGGAGCAATTATGGGCGCATGCCCAAGTACAAAAGGATATTTCACTACCCCTCACGGAGGATTCGAATATGCGAAAAATCCTCCAGAACTCCCAGAATGGCTATATCAGGCAATAACAAGAGCTTTCCCCACTAATAAATATCGGAAAACACCAAAATCAGGGGTAGTCACACAGCAAGTAAATCTAAGTTATGAAGAAGGATCTGAATATCACAAAGAAGATTTAATCAATGAAGCAAAGATTTATCTTGATCATCTCAGCATAGATAGAGCAACCGACTACGACGAATGGATTGCAATAGGCGCAGCACTTCATCAGCTTGACGATACATTATTAAAAGAATGGATCGACTGGTCTTCTGAAGCTCCTAACTTTGAAGAAGGGGTATGTGAACAAAAATGGGAAACCTTTGAACGAATACCAGGTGGGCCCACACCTGAAGGTGCGGCTGGCATTCATACCCTAAGAGCAAAAGCAAAGGAAGATGGATTTGTAGACTTTGGTGGGTTTGTAGTCGAGTCTTCACCAGAAGTCTTAGCACAACGTGCTAAAGCTCTATTTAAAAATAAAAATGAAGAAAAAACCGATATCGAAGATATAAATAAAGCGCTAAAAACGATAATAGGAAGTCCTACTAGTGAAACAAAAAACGACGTAGAGAGAATAATAAAGAGCAAAACTAAACCGAAAACTCCGCCAGCTTCAGAATTAGCTACCTTTGTAACCGGAATGGTAATCGAATGTGGATGGCGATATGACCCTAAATTTGACACTTTCATGTTCTATCAACGAAGTAAAGGAACATGGAGGCGTGAAGAATACCGAAACGAATTCAAACACTTCGTACAAGACCTCTTTATACATGAAAGAATACCTACCCCCGGAGGATTTACTTCACATTTACTAAGCGACGTTGTCAACTTAACTCAGGCTTATATCACTCATACCTATTGGGATGATGATGACGATAGACTTGCCTTCCGAAACGGAGTGCTTGAGATCAGTACTAGCGAATTCTTAGAGCATAACCCTGAACATTTTTTAACCTGGGGACTCGATTTTGACTACGACCCACACGCTGATCCTGGCCCCATTATCACGTGGCTAGAACGAACTCAATATGGAGACAAGGAGAGAGTTCAAGTGCTACGTGCATGGCTTAAAGCGTGTCTCATCGGTCAAGGGCATGAATTACAACGTTTTCTAGAAGTCACTGGCCCAGGAGGAATGGGTAAATCAACTCTCGCAAATCTCTGCTGTTCCCTCGTTGGTCCAGGTAATTATGCCACTACAACAATGAATCAATTAGAACAAAGTCGATTTGAACTGGCCTCAATAAAAGGAAAACGATTAACTCTAATCAATGACTCTGAGAGATATGGCGGATCAGCTCAAATCTTTAAAGCCCTAACAGGCGGCGACAATCTACGATTTGAAGAAAAAAATAAAAATGTTGGAGAACCCTTTGTCTATACAGGGATGGTTATGGTCTGTGCCAATGAACCAATCCAAACAACAGATAACACCTCCGGGCTGACACGTAGACGACTAACAATCGAATTCAATAGACCTTTATGGAATAAAAATTCTGAAGCGAAAGAGATGATTAAATTAGAAGATGGCACCGTAAAAGGCTTATGGAAGAGTTATTTACCTGGTTTGGTGAACTGGGTTCTAGAAATGAAAACAGAAGAAATGAGGGAATACTTATTAGATACCTACGAAAAAGTACCATCACTGCGCAAAACTAGAAATGAAATCCTACTAACGAGCAATAACTTAATAGAATGGCTCCAATCGGAAGTTGTATATGATCCTGATGTTGTAACTTCAGTCGGCAAGAAGATACCTGCTGCAAAAGATGCAAAAGAACGCTACTGCAATAGCAATTATCACCTCTATGCGAGCTACTGCTCATATTGCGAGGATACAGGATCAAAATCGGTTGGACAAAAACGATTCATTGCTCTACTACTGGACTGCTGTAAACATCAATTAGACCTTAAAGAGATTAAATCATTCACTAAACAAGGCCGTCCATTCATAAAAGGGTTGGCAGTGAGAACTTCAGATCAAAAACACGAATCATCACCCACTATACTGCCAGAAAATAAATTGGCATATTGAAAACCCTTCCTACATCTGGGTTTTTCAATGTTAGTGTAACAATGTCTTATTAATTTCTTTGATCAAGGAAACATGATTAAACCTATTCTTTTTCTAGCAGCTGCTTCTTTAGCTGCTCCAGCTGCATTTGCTGGTGGCTTCTATGCCAATATCGAATCAAATGCCAGCTACACTGGCGACCAGTACGATGACCGTACAACAGACTTCCATCTGGGTTATGAAGGTAACGCAGGATCTGTCGATTGGTATGCCCAAGGTGGTCCAGCTGTCGTAGCTGAAGAAGACGAAGATGCAGATACCAGACTTTCTGGAAAAGTCGGTGCAAGCTTCGCTGCTACTGAAAAGCTTGACTTCTATGGAGAATTAGCAGTAATTACTGCTGAAGATGAAGATGATGACAAGTCATGGGGAACCAAACTTGGAGCTACCTACTCTTTCTAAATAATCTCTAGAAACAAAAAAAGCCCTGCTAGTCTCGTCTAACAGGGTTTTTTAATGACTTACCAAGCACTACCTAAAGAACTACATATACGAGATAGCCCCATAGCAGGCCAGGGTCTATTCGCGAAAAAAGATATACCTCCAAAAACTCATTTAGGAATGTCTCATCTAATAGTAGATGAAACGCTATATCGAACACCACTCGGAGGATTTATTAATCACTCCGATAACCCAAACTGCACAAAATATTGTAAAGATAACTTCTACTTCATAGAAACAATTAAACCTATAAAAGCTGGGGAAGAACTTTTTCTAAAATATACTTTTTACACAATAAATAAGTAATATCTTGAAATAAACATAGGAGTAAATACCTATAATTAACAAAACTTCATATAAAATAGACATATAAATTCCTATCACAAACATGACTGTTACTACTGAATCTGGCGGACGTCAGAATATGTACGCCAAAGAGCCACAAATTGCCGTAATGACAGGAGAAAGCTCCTACGTTGAAGCAGCTGAAAGAGCTAATGGACGTTGGGCCATGATCGGATTTGTTGCAGCTTTAGGAGCATATGTAACAACTGGTCAAATTATCCCCGGCATACTGTAAGATTAATCCGATCCTTGATGCGACTCCAAGGGTCTGCATGACTACCCCACTGGTGGTTCGGTGGGGTTTTTAATGAATGCCTTCGCCTAAACTATAGATAGTAACTGCTTCTGAACTAGAAGTTTTATTTGTCACACGTCCTAAAAACTGCCTAGTTTTCGTCGCTGCAACAGTATTTGTATTATCACTATCGAGAGTCACACCAGAGCCACCGACTAATGTCATAGCATAAGTAGCAGAAGCCTGATTCCTTAAAGTAATTGTAAAAGTAGTCCCAACTTTCACATTTGTACCTAGCTGAGTAACAATATTTGCTGCTGTTGCTGTTGTCACATTACGAGCCGCAGAAGGCGTCATAACGACAAAACTATTAACAGACTGAGCGGCTGATAAAGCAGTAGCAGAATCAGATGCAGAAACTAACTCTAAACTTGATGTGACAGTCCCTGGAAAAGTAAAGTTACCACTATTTGCAACTTTAGCCGGACTTACAGAACCATCAGCTGGAGTATTTGAATCAGTAACATCACCCTGAATTAAACCCCAAAAAGAGACACCAGCACCAGGGGCACTCGTAAATGTAATTTGAGAAGCAGCAACAGTAAATGCTGTCCCTGGCTCCTGTAAAACATTATTAAGTACAATCCATAACTGGTAACTGCTGCCAGGAGAAGCAGCTGAGCTTGATACAGTCAGATTAAAAGTAGTTGTGCCCCCATTGAAACCACTGGAGATATCATCAAGAACACGATTCTGCCCTAAAACCAGTTGTCTACCTATGTATGCCATTTAGATAACAATGAAAAGAAATAAAAAGGTAAGTCTCATCTTACCAAGGTACTGATTGTTTCTGTGTAGGTGCTTTTGACTCAGCTATTTGAGCTGCAACCTGTGCCTCGTAAGTTGTCGCATTACTTCCTAACTTCGCTTTCGCCCAAGAAATTGCATTGGCTTCAGTAACAGCAGCATAAGCAGTAAAATCAGTTGAATCAGGAGCTGCAATAGCAACTGTTCCGTATACACGTCCAGTATGAACAACAGCTGACTCACCACTACCAACTGTCTCAGAGTCGGTTATCTCCCAGTGGATAGTTTTAATAACGTCAGAAAGGCTCCCTTCTGTATTAACAGAATCCATAGTCGGAATATTCCAAGTAGCAGCCATACCTCTAATTGTTTTCTTTTTTCTATTGTAAGATCACTAACCCGCAAAGCTATGCGCTTTTCAATGCCTCGTACTTAGCTTTTGCAGCTGCATATATGTAATAAGCTGCCATTACGTAATCATCTTTTAATACTCTTGTAAGTTTGTCTATACTCCATTTAATTGTTGCTGCCATTAGCTCCAGGGTATTCCTTCTGCTTTAGTTGGTGTTGTCTTTTCACTTACTATTTGATTCAGATCGTTCTCTAAATCATCAACACTATCAGAATTAGCCTCTTTTAATGCATCTTTAACCCAACCAATGACTTGTGTTTCAGTTAAATCTGCATAAGGTACTAATGTACTAGGTTTCTTTAAATATACATATCCTCTTACCCCTGATCCGTATGCACTTCTACCGCCTGTAGTTACATCAGTATCTATAGCTTCACATACATAATCAGCTCTCATCACATAATCATCTGTTAGTTCTCTTGTGAGCTTTTTTATACTCCATTTAATTGTTACTGCCATGTTAGAATCTATCCTCTGGTAGTGGGCTTAAGACTTGTTTACACCTAGGTCTGGCAAATATCCAACCATTAGTTATGTATTTTCTCCCGGATTTAGTAGGAGCTCCACGGTGTAGATATGTCCATGTAGCAGGGAATAAAACTATCCTGCCACGTTTTGGTTGTATTCTAGTGCCATCTGCAAACTCTGTAAAACCGTTATTTTTTTCTGGAATAGTATTTAAATACCATATAAAAGTGAATATTCTAGAAGCTATAGGTGCATCACTCATCTTTCCTCCTTGCCATCCACCAGTCATAGACCAGTCATGATGCCAGGTATACTGAGCGTTTGGCTCATACATTTGGATTTTGTAGCCAGTATCATTTGTTAGAAAATCTTGGCTAGGCCAACAGGCGATACCTGGATTAAGATTTCCCAGGTATACACTGTATTCGGCTAAAGCATTACTCAACGCTTTAAAGTATACAGAATCTTCATCTTCCCAACCATCAAAATGGCTGATATTAAGATCCATTGTATCTTTAACATGTGCTTTGATTTTCTTTTCCCGACCTACTACACCAGGTCTTTTTCTATCATCCTTGTCAAACTTTTCAATAATATGTTTGCAAAAATCATGAGATAAAGACCTGTCTTTTGTCCAGATAAAGTCTTTGATTGCTCCATGCTGTAGGCCCTGTTCCTCTATAGGGAGGTTTGTGGTTGATTGCTCTTTGATAGAGCTTTTTATAAAGTCTGTAGTTGCGGTCATAGTTTTTAGTATTTAATACAGGCTAACAATGCTACGTTACGTGGACGTGCTTCACTACCTTGGTTAGCAGCTGATGCCGTAGCTGTGGTATTTGCTGCAGTAGCAGTCGCTGTTGTATTACCAATTGATGTACTTGCATCAGAAGTTGCAGTTTCACTGTCAACTGTGATGGAGTGACTGTGACTAGCGCTACCTGAAGAAGCATCGTGAGCGTGGCTTTCACTATCTACAGTGATAGTGTGGCTGTGAGTATCGTCACCAACATATATAGTATGGCTGTGGTTACCGGATGTACTTGTTGTACCAGTACCCCAGTTGGACGATGCTGCATCATGATCTTCGTCGTCATCGACGTCTATATCACCTGATCTGTGACTGTAAGTGTGAGTATGGTTTCCGTCTGTACTTGATGAACCAGAGTGATCGTGCGTATCATTAGCAGATGAAGCGTCGTGAGCATGACTTTCACTGTCTACCGTAATGGAGTGGCTGTGACTGTCACTTCCAGACGATGCATCGTGAGCGTGAGCGTCCTGAGTAACTGTTGTTGTTGCAGTGTGGTTGTGTGCTGCAACTGTTATTGAGTGGTTATGAGCATCAACGGTAATTGTATGGGTGTGTTGATCGTTAGCTGCAGCTTGGGTTGACCTTATTGATCTTCCGCTATCTACGCCTCTGCTATCATCAACACCTCGGATAAACTCACCTCGTAAATCAGGTAGGGTTGCTCCAACGATTGCAAACAGTGCAGAGAAGTCTGCAGTTATACTCTGTGTAGTACCGCTACCATCGGCAATAGTATCACCGTTAGCTTTTAAATAACCTGTCGGTGCAGATGAACCTGCAAACCAAATAACAGTACCAACGGGATTAACACCTCCGCCAGTAGATGCTGTGTTTTCAAAAGTAGAGGATTTAGTATTTCCAGTTACTTCTATTCCTGAACTATTTACTGTACATTTTGTAGATCCTCCAACCTGTAAAAGAATATCCCCAGTACCAGCGTCATTTATAACTGAATGACTAGCATTATGGAATATTTCTAAATCACCACCCGT